TTCTTCTGCAACATTTGCAACTCTAAATAATTTACCTTCGCCACTGTTTAGTACGTCCCAACCATATACTTCTTGTTTAACACGTATAACATCACCTGCTTCTATCTGTATACCGGAGTAATCAGTTGCAAATGTAATTGTTAAGTCTTCTCTGCTCTGTAAGAGTCTTCTGATACCTAAATAAACAGACTGTACTGATGTATGCACTACAGGAAAATCTACGTCTAACTTGTTTACGGCTTCGTTAGGAGACATAACTGCTGGAGCATAGTCTACAAGATTAATTAATTGATAATCTGTTTGATCTCGTACAGATTCGTTTGGATATGCAACTTCTAACTGATTAAATGTTTCGTTTAAATTTATAGGAGCAACATTTATGCCCCCTACAAGATTATTAGAGTCAACTAAAAACAAATTACTGATAGTTGTATAATCTGTATAACTTTGATTTATAATAACACGCCATTGTGCAGAAACTTCATTGTATTGCAACCAAGAATCGCAACTATCTACTAATATTTGTAGATTTGTTAAACAATCGTTACCTGTAGCAATAGGTCCGTTAATTGAGTAACGATCTTGTGTTGCACTACCTCCTCCTGCTGGAGTATAAGGTAAAGGGTATGTTGAATATGTGTTTAGAGCAGTTAAAGATGCAGTATCAATTGCTGATGCAGGTATAGCACAACCATAACGTGTATTTTGCATATAATCGTTAATTACACTACCTGGCTGTGACAAAGTATTTGTAATTCTTGCAGTTATACCACCTAAAGATGTTGTTCCTTTCTCTGCATTGTATTTTACTTTGACAATTGCAAATGCACAGTCACTCATTAGGTCAGTTGCTGTCCAACGTTGACCTGCAGGGATACCTGCGTCTTGCATAATCTGTTGAGCAGTTTGAGTTGTGTTTTGCCCCGGAGATGTTGCACCATTTTGAAACAAATAGATATAAATTTGACCTGACATTTTTGTGTCAACAGTTGCTGTTGCTGGCGTAGTATTGTTGATTAATCCAGTAACTACACCATTAGAACCGAACTGTACTTTAAGTCCGTTATAATAAATGTTACTTGTGTCAAATGTATAACCACCTGTGTCTGTGACTTCTGCCATAGCAACACAATACCACATAGTTTTGTTATCAGAACTAATTTTTGCGTCTGTAACACTACCACCTATGTATGCACTACCATATACAACGGGTAATTTATTTTCTGTTGCTGGTGGTAACTGTATTCTTGCACCACCTGATCCGCCTGACTGTCCTTTTGCCATTTGTCGTTTCATTAACAAACGAGATGCACCAACAGATAAGACTGTTGCACCGATAGCAGTAAAAATCGTTGCCGCTGTACCTGTAATACCTATTGCTGATACTACTGCCGCCGCTATTGCTGTAAAAATTGCCATTCTATGCTCCTGCTACCCATTACGATATCCTAACTTTTCAAATTTAATTTGATCTAAATGTTCTGTTTTCGTAACTGTATACGTTGTTATTTCGTCATTACTCACCATTTTGTCTGCAAGTTTTTGATACATTGACAGCATTCTATAACAAGCACTCGTCTTACGATGCTCAGGCTCGACATAAATTAGCAATTCGTTTAAAACTGTCTTATCAGGGTAAAATATGTTTGCATTTTTTAGTGCAAGTATAATACCTACTAATTGATCGTCTTTTTCTGCAACAATTGCTATGCCTGCACCTAAAATTATATGATGATATAACTTATTGACATATTCTAAATCTAAATCACCGTAATTCTTAAGATCAAGTTCTACTGCATCATAAAAGTTTTTGACTAAATCAATAACTTTGTCTAAATCAAACTTATTTGCTTCTCTTACTATCATTTGTATTGACTTCCACCTGTTCTGCCATTGTTTCTGCCTCCACTAGTACCTGCACCAATAGTTCTCTTAGAATCTGATTCTCCACCAAAGTCAAAATTGACACCTGCAATACTATAAACTTGATCCATGCTAGTATCTGTTGGATTAAACACTTTCCAACTTTCTTCGTTTGTTTTTCTACCTGCTATTCTGTTAGACAAAACATTTACGTAACTGCTTGCCGCTACTGCTACTGTAAATGTATCATTTTCACCACTGCGATCTTCTGTGATACCATATGACGTAATGATACCTCTAAATCTATTGTATGCGTTTGTAATAATGGCTTGATCGTCATAAAAAGCACGTAATATTTCAACTTCACTACCTCTAATTTTAGTACCTAGTACTAAAAAGATATTATCTGACCCAATACCTGACAATGAGATAATTGTGTCACCTGCTGTTACTCTTAAATCTTTATTTTGTGCACCTACTTGCAATAATCCACCTAATGGTGAGTAAACTGTACCGTCAATAGTTTCTTCTTTGTACGCACTACTAAATGTATAGACTGATGTATCTGTAGGGTCTGCAACATCGTTATAAACAGTAAGTTTTACAAACTCTGCTGATTTAATTTTACTAGTATTTTGTACTTCTGGTATATTTTGCGTCATATTATGCTGATCCTACCCACTCATATAAATCAAATGAGTCACTAAACTCAATTAATGCGTTATTTGTAGTTGTTCCTGCACTATTACGTTGATATCCACCTGGCACTAACTTATATGTGGGCATGTTAGGGCAAAACATATAAAAACTACAGTCGTTTCCGTAAGTTAAACCGTCACTTACAACACTTGTTGTAATAATATTAGGTCTGTTTGTAATAATTTGTACTGTTGATCCTGTTCCTCTTGTTACTTGTGTAGTAGAAGTAAAGGGAAATGTTTTATTACCTATTTGAATTAGATCATTAGGTTCAAACATAACTCTTGTTGGTGCAATTGCTGGTAATCCAGTCAATGTAAGCACATTTCCCAAGAATGATTGTACTCTTACACTATTACGTTGTGATTGATTCAACGTACCTTGATATTTAAAGATCCAAGATAGACAAGAATTGTTACTAAACGTAACTACTTCAGGTGTATTTCTATCTAGTGTGTCTAATGCTTCCATTAATTGTCTTGCATTGTTGTAACGTAAACTAGCAGGCATGTCTAATGACATACGCCATGGTTGAAACGTAGGTGTCTCTGATGTACGAGGCACTTCGTTACGTGTTGTTTGTATACCTACAACTTTTCTACGATCAATCTGTATACCATTACAGTTGTCAATAATTGTTTGTAATCCTGCCATAACTAAATCCTATTTTTTCGTTATGTTCTTTAACTCTGATCCATATCCAATCACATACATCATAAATGTAAGTGGTAAGAACCATAACGATATTAAACTTAACATGTGTCCCCATGTTAAAGATATTGCACCTAAACTAAAAACGTTTAATGTTCCTGCTTGTGGTACTTGTTTTTCACTTGTTATTTTCATTTTTTCTCCTTGTTAAATTGTTGTTAGCCGTAAGGCATTTCGTTTTGTGCCATTTGCACTGTGCCAAGTAATGTTTTACGATTCTCAGCAAACAATTGTGCAACTGACTTAGCATCAACAGCACTAACTGCGTTTGTTATGTATGTGTTGTTGTTAACTGTTTGACCTCCCATTGCGCCATTAGGTACAACTGTACCTGATGTTTTAGGTACAAATAGTTCTGGTCCTTCTTCACCTACAATGTATGGTCTACCACCTTGTGCTGGTCCACCTTTTGCAAGTCCAAAGATAGTCTTAAAGAATCCACCGATTCCTCCACCTCCACCTGTGCCGCCCATTGAACTTAGCAATGAGCCCATAAGTTTTTGTATTTGACTTCTGATTAGCATTTCTACCATGCTGTCAAGTAAGTCTTTAAATGACAATTTACCTGTTTTAGCAAAGTTAACAAATGCATCTTCTACACCTTTTGTAAATGTTTCAAATATATTCTTTGCTTTTGCGGCTTCGTCTGTAGTATCTTCTATAAAACTACGTAATGCTTCGTCCCATCCATGTTCAAATGTACGTGATGCATTATATGCCGCTTCACCTAACTGCTGTTGTGTTTCGATTGCATCTGCTGTTGCATCTTTGACTTGTTGCATTTGCTCTTTAATTTGTTCAATTGCAACTTGATCAATAACAGGATCTAAGCCTTGTAATTCGTCTTGTAAATCTCTAAGTGTTTCATCTCTTAGTTCTTCTAAGTTTCGTCTGATGTCATCTTGTGATCTTTCAAATCATTAACTGCATCTGTAGCACCCTCTAAACGTTCTGATACGTCTATCATAGATGCGTTGATCATATCTAGTGCTTCTCTGTATTGCTCTAAACTGATTGTGCCTGCATCGTACATCTTACGCAAGTCTTCTTGTGCTTGTGTTTGGAAGCCTAAGATTCTAACTGCTTCAGCAGAATCATCTAACAGTTCTTTTAAAAATTCTTCGTATGTTTGTAGGGCTTTTGCAACACTAATTACTGATTCTTCTTGGTCTTCTAATGTTTTTGTTTGATTTTCGATTGAGTCTGCTACATCATCTGCCGAACTTGCAACATCATCTTGTAATTCATCTAACAAACCTAGATTGACTAAAACTTTTCTTAACCAACTCCACAAGTTTTTAAATTTCTCTACTACCCAATCAACAATACTAAAGCCTGTGAATTTTTCGATAACAAAATCAATAGCAGTAGCAATAGCAAAGAATGCACCTGCTGGTCCTATGAAACGTAAAAGTATTCTTCCAAAACTTGCAAAAATAGCAGATATACTAAACAAGATTTGTCCTAGTTTTGTAAATGCGTTACCGTTCTTACCTACTGCTTCAGTAATTTTACCTGATCTACCAATCAATGCATTGAAACTTGCTTTGATTCCTTGCACTGCTCTACTAACGCCTACACCTTTTGTAGATAGAACAGTAAAGGCTTTTTGTAACCCATTCATTATTCCTGTAATTGCACGTAGACCTGCAAATGCGCCAATTGCAACACCTATACCTGCTAGTACTTTTAGTAGTACTTGTAATCCTTCTGTATTGGCTGCTAATGCATCGATAGATGTGGCTAATGATGCTACTGCGCCAGCAAGTCCATCAAAGACTCCTGTCTCTTCGCCTATAGCACCAAATAATGCTAAGAATGATGCTTTCAATGCAGTAAATGATTCGCCGATTGTTGTAGTTGTTTTACCAAAGTCTGCTTCTACACTACTAGCCATTCTTTGTGTTGCTTGTAGAATAAGTTCTGATGTTAAGACACCTTCTTTAGCCATGTCACGTAATTCACCACGTGTTACACCAAGTGCTTTTGCAAACTCACCCATAAACTTACTGTTTGCTTCATTGATAGAGTTAAATTCGTCACCACGTAACACACCTGATGCTAATGCTTGACCGAACTGTCTAATAGCGCCTGCGGCTGCACCTGCATCTGCTCCAGATACTTTTAATGCTTGTGAGAATGTTGTAGCAACTTGAGCAACTTGTTGTTGTGTCAAGCCCATTTCTTCTGTTGCTAAAGTAATGTCAGAGAACAAACTTGCAACAGCGGCTAAGTCACTACGAGTTGCTGATGCAACTTGTTTTACTATTTCAAGTGCGGCTGCCGCTTCTTCTTCACTGTTTGTTACTGCTTTAAGTCTGTTGTTAAGTACAGTAAACTCGTCACCTAACTGAACTATTTCTCTAACTCCGATAGCCGCAAACAATCCTTTAAAAGCAGTTGTTAGTCCACCTACTTCTTTTTGAGCAGATGCACTAAACTGTTTAGTTTTCTTTTGACTATCTTTTAGAGCAGAATTAAACTGTTTGTTATCTAACGTTAATGCTACTTTGATATCTTGTGCCATAATTAAATTTTCCTAACGTATTTTCTTGCTTCGTCATCAAGTTGTTCAATTGTTGGCTTTGTGAAACCTTGTGGTGCTTGTCTACTGTATCCGTCGTCTAATCTACCTGCGTATGCATAGTTAGATACAATTTTGTTTCCTTGTTTAATTGTTTTGTTTCTTGCGTTTCCTGATGCAATAGGTGTATTATCTTTTGTAATGTCTAATGCTTCGTCAACTAGGTATGATGGCAAACCCGCAAGTTTATTCATGCGTTTGTTGAATATTTTTGCATCAATCTTTATTGCCATCAGTCTTTTTACCTAATATCTCTTGTAATTCATCTTGTGTATATTCTGGGACGGGTGCTTTACCATCTACTGCTTTCTTGTGATGATAATGTTCAAACGACATAGCCGCATCCATTATATACAAATCAAATGTGTCTGCATCTTTTATCACCTGACTTGGAAGCAGACCATATCTTTTACCTATCCCATCGATTTGCATGATAGAAGCCATTTTAGCAGACTTCATATCAATGCTGTCAGATGTTACTTTCCCAAACGTTCAGTGACCTTTTGAACGACTTTGACCAATACATTAGTTGGCATCATTGTGCCGTCTTTGATGATCTCTTTGCCTTTCTCGTCAAGTATTAACTCTTTTGCTACACCAATCATATCGCCGATGTTAGGATTTTGATTTTCGATATTTGATGCTAAGTTTGCAAGTTTGATGAACACATCCATGGGCTGTCTATCCCATGTATAAAAAGACAATGCCTCGCCGAACTCCGCGACGGTGTCTTTGTCATCAATTTCTATTTCTATTAGTTGGGGTTTTGTTGTAATTTCTGAAAGTTTCATTTGTTCTCCTTAAGTAAGTTGTTGTATTACTATTTAGTTTCGCCGTGTAGGCTTTCTAGTAGTTGATTTAACAATGCTAGTCTAAATTGTTGTTTTGCTTTTAATTGACGAATCGTTGCCTGCATGTTCTCAAGCATTGGGATCATCTTTGCTTCATCACTGATTAGTGATCTTAGTTTTTCATCGTCTGATTTTAACCAGACATCATGTTGTTCTGTCATTTGTTCACCTTTTTAAGTTGTTAAAAAGTAGAGACGTTACGAGAACGCCTCTACGATTTTATTGTTGTTACAATATTAACTAGTAATTGTACCAGTAGTCATATCA